CCGCAGTCAATACACCGAGCCCGTGCAAGTGACGTGGGTCGTGTGCCCGAACGACCACTACGACCGGCAGCGCCTCGGGCAGCACTGGCCCTGGACGAGCTGCCACTTCGAGAGCGGCGGCGAACCGGGCAACGCCGGCAACGGCAATCGGTTCCTCCGCGAAAGCGGGTTCTACACGTTCCCGTTCATGTGCCCGCGCTGGGATGTGACCAGCCCGGAGGATGTGTATGGGGATGGCTGCCCGGGCATGGACGCGCTCGGCGACGTCAAGCAGCTCCAGCTCATGCAGAAAAAGAAAGCCCAGGCGATCGCGAAGCAGGTCGATCCGCCGGTGCAGGGCCCCTCGGCGCTCCGAACCCAGAAAACCTCGCTGCTCGCCGGGGATATCACCTACGTTGACGTGCGCGAGGGCAATCAGGGCTTGCGCTCGATTCACGACGTGAACATCAACCTGGCGGATATGACGGCGGACATTCGCGAGGTGCAATACAGAATCCAACGGGCGAACTACGAGGATCTGTTCCTGATGCTGGCGACCAGCGACCGGCTGCAAGGGGTGCAACCCCCGACGGCGCGCGAGGTCGAGGAGCGGCACGAGGAGAAGCTGCTCGCGCTCGGGCCCGTGCTCGAGCGCACAAACGATGAGCTGCTCGACCCGTTGATCGACCGCGTGTATATGCTCATGGACGCGAACGGGCTCCTGCCGCCGCCCCCCGAGGAGTTGACTGATGTGAAGCTGAAGGTCGAATACATTAGCATCCTCGCCCAGGCGCAAAAGCTAGTGGGCATCGTCGGGCAGGATCGCCTGATGCAGTCGATCATCCCGCTCTCGACGGTGTTCCCCGAGGCGCTCGCCAAGATCGATATCAACCAGATCATCGACAACTACGGCGAGATGCTGGGCGTCGACCCGCGCTCGATTCGCACGAACGAAGAAGCCGAGGCGATCGTGGCGGAGCAGAAGCAAGCGCAGGCGGAGATGGCCGCGGCGCAGCAGGCCGAGATGCTGGCCGGCGCGGCGAACAAGGCCGCCAACGCGCCGATGGACACCGATAACGCGCTCGCCCGGATGATGGGGCAGTAATGGCCGAGCGATCCGCCCAACGGAACGCCGCCGACCCCCGCCAGATTGGCACCGCGGGGCGCCTCGAGCGGCGCCGTGCATCCCGCCGGCGGGATATGTTCCGCCGGGTCATGGCAACCCCCGAGGGGCGGTTCGTGATGGCCGACCTGATTCGCGGGACCGGCGTGCATCGGTCGATCTGGGACAACAGCGCGCGGATTCACTACAACAGTGGCCGGCAGGATTGGGGCCTCGAGCTGATGGCGACCCTGCAAGAGGTCGACGCCGACGCCTACGACCTGATGGAAGCCGAGCGGCGCGCCCTGGATCGGCGCGACGCGAGCGAGATTGAGGCGTTGCATATCGCAAACGCCCCACAGGAGGAGACTGAACCATGACACCCGACGCCCCAGCAGCCGCCCCGGCAGCCCCCGCCCCGGCCGCGCCTGCCCCCGCCGCCCCGGCAGCCCCCGCTCCGGCTGCGGCGCCACCCGCACCCGCTCCTGCGGCTCCAGCCGCCGCGGCTCCCGCGCCAGCGCGCGTCGCCCCGGAGAAATACGAGCTGAAGCTGCCCGAAGGCGGGCACCTGAACGACGACGATCGGACCTGGGTCGAAGGCGTCGCCCGGCAAGCCAATTGGACGAATGAGGAGGCGCAGGCCGCGCTCGAGGAGCATCATGCGGCGACCGTCGCGCAAAGCGAACGGTATCTCGCGCTCGCCAAAGCGGACAAGGATTACGGCGGCGAACGGCTGGTCGAAACACAACGGCTGGCGTTGAAAGCGATCAACTTCCTGCGACCCGACGGACATACGCGCCGCGCGGCGTTCAATGCGTTTGTGAACCGCGGCGGCGCTGGTAATCATCCCGAGGTGCTGGCCTTTCTGGCGGACCTCGGCAAATTGATCGGCGAGGATGGAGCGGTCAGCGGCCGGCCCGGGAGCAACCCCCCGCGCACGGCCGAGGAAACACTCTATGGCAAGCCGACCACATAGGAGCGAATCATGCCCGCACTAGGCACCGGCAATCTCACGCTGCACGACTGGGCGAAGCGCCTCGATCCCGACGGCAAAGTGCCGACGATCGTCGAGCTGCTCGCGCAGACGAACGAAATTCTGCTCGACATGATCTGGCGGGAGGGCAACCTGCCGACCGGACACCGGACGACTGTTCGCACGGGCCTGCCGCTCGTGTTCTGGCGCCTGCTCAACCAGGGCGTGCAGCCGAGCAAGAGCACGACCGCGCAGATCGACGAGCAGACCGGGATGCTCGAGGCGTGGTCGGAGGTCGACAAGGATCTCGCGCTGCTCAACGGCAACATCAATGCGTTCCGGCTGTCGGAAGCCCGGGCGTTCCTCGAAGCGATGAATCAGGAGTTCGCGCAAACGCTGTTCTACGGGAACCAGGGGCTCGCGCCCGAGGAGTTCAGCGGGCTCAGCGTGCGCTACGCGACGACGGTCGGGTCGCCGGCGAACGCGGACAACATCATCAAGGCGGGCGGTGTCGGCGGCGACAACCTCTCGGTGTGGCTGGTCGCCTGGGGCGATGAGACCGTGTCGGGCATCTTCCCCAAGGGCTCGAAAGCGGGCCTGATCCACGAAGATTTCAACGAGGTCACGGTTGAGATGACCGCCGGCCTGCCGGGCTCGCGCATGCGGGCGCTCCAAGAGCGGTTCCAGTGGAAGGGCGGGATCGCGCTCAAGGACTGGCGCTACGTCGTGCGGATCTGCAACATCGATATCAGCGACGGGTTCGTCGCCAACGCGACGACGTTGATCGATGCGATGGAACAGGCGGTCGAGACGATCCCGAACCGCCTCGGGCGTCCGGTGTTCTACATGAACCGGACGGCGCGCCGGATGCTGCGGAAACAGGCGCGGCTCGCGGTCAAAGGCGGCGGCGGCATGACGTATGAGAATTTCGACGGCAAGCGCATTCTCATGTATGACGACGTGCCGGTGCGGATCGTCGACGCGCTGCTCAACACCGAGGCGCTGGTCCCGTAGGGTTCCGACCCGATTGTTAGCGGGTGATAAATCGGCTCAGAGCTGCTCGTCAGCTCTCAGAAGGAGTAGACCATGTTTATTGACGTTCTCGGCCGCGTGTCCAACGCTCAGGCGTTCGGCGCGGGGGCCGTTTCGACCGATTCGATCGATCTAGGTCCGGGATCTGTCGCGCCGAATGGTCGGCAAATCGGCACCGGCGAACCGCTGGGGTTCGGGATCTCCGTTACGACGGCCGGCACGGTGGCGCCGTCGCTGATCGAGATCATTAGCGCGACGGATGCACCGCTGACGGCGGGCATTCTCGTGCATGGCTCGCGCACGATCCCGCTCGCGGAGACGGTGCTCGGGGCGCAGTTCTTTATCCCGCTCCCGCAGGGCACGCCAACGCAGCGGTTCCTCGGGATCCGCATCACGACGGCGGCCGGCACCATCAGCGCGACGGCGTGGCTGACCACGCATTCGATGTTCTCGCTGCTGGCAAAGGCGTATCCGAAGAACTACACGGTGTAGTTCTCGCTCTCGCTGGGCGGCGCGCTGGTTCTGGTGCGCCGCCCGGTTCGTTCAATGTGTGTGCTCGAGGAGGACACCAATGGCAACACCCAAGAAAACACCGCCCACGGCGGCCAAGGCGATGCCGCCAGCGGCCGTCGATGCTCGAATGAACCCCGCCGGCGTCGCACCAGCGGATGCGCGCGTCGGTCAGGGGCAAGCGCGGATGCCGACCCCGCCGGTGCCTGGTGGCATCAAGGTCCGGGCGACGAAGGTCTGTTACTACGATGACAAGCGCCGGCGCGTCGACGACGTGTTCACCATCAAGGCCGAGAGCGAGTTCTCGAGCAACTACATGGAGCGCGTCGACCCGCGCACGCCGGAACGGATCACGACGGGCAAGGAAGTGTTACAGCAGCAGCACGACGAGATCCTCGCCGGCAAGCGTGTGGAAGCGAACCCCGACCTGGCGCCGCCGAAGCCGGGCGTGATTGACGACGACGAATAAGCAATGGCCCATATTCACTTTCTCGACTTCGAGATCCACCTACGCGACAAGGATCGCGTGCTGGCGCTGCAAGCGAACCCGCCGGGTGAGACCTCGACGATGCCCAACGGGCAGAAGGCGATCATCCGCGCGCCCCTGACCGGCGCGGCCATCGAGTTCGGGAATAGTGACAACGGGGGCGTGCCGATCCCGCTCATCAAGGTTGGTGGCACCATCCCGACAAGCGGGCCGTATCTGACGTCGTCGTGGTGGATGATGGCCGACCCCTATGTGCCGGTCGCGAACCAGCCCCTCGACGCCGCGACGTTCGTGCTGAAACAAGGCGGGTGGTTCGGCATCCCCGTGCTATTCCCCGACTCGATCCGCTACTACTGGCGCGGGTCGTTCGTCTATGACCCGCCACTCGACGACCAGGATCCCGACGTCGGCGGCCTCCGCTCGCAGATCATGCGCCGGCGCTGGGTCGACCCCGGCCCGGGCAACATGTTCGGCAACCGTGAGGACACCGGCACGTCGGAAATGTCGCGGGCGGCCGGGCGCTGGCCGGATACGTTCGGGTTCGCGGTGTCGGGGCAGAACTTCACCCGGCAGCAACGGCTCGGGGAATACCAGACCACCACGCCGGCGACCAGCGACGCCCGGCGCTCCTGGGAGCGGTTGTATATCCGCCTCCGGCAGGCGGGCGCGGGCGATGAGTTCTGGCGTAGCTCGGGCGGGGCGAGCACGCATGGGGCGCGCCTCGACATTTCGCCGACCGGGCAGATCGTCGCCTACAACCACGGCGCGGCGACGACCATCATGGGCACCAGCGAGGCGCTCGAGGTGGGCAAGTGGTATAAGCTCGACATCCTTCTAAGCTATGCCGACGGGGGCGCCGGCTATGGGTCCGAGGACTTCAATCCCGGCGGCGCCTATCCGGGCGCGCGCTTCCGCCTGTTCCTGAATAACGTCGAGGTGATGAACGTCGTCCCGCCGGCCGTCGGGCTGGGCAGCGTGGGCTTCCACGTCCTGAGTCAGATCGGGACGTCGGTCGCCAACTCGACGATGATGCTCGATATCGGGTTCTGGATGAACGCCCGGCACCCGGACGCGCTGAACGGGATCGACTTCCTGAACGGCTCCAAGCCCGTGCTCCTGCGCGGCGACAGCTTCAGCGGCGATCACGACGGGGCCGCCTGGCCTGGTTCGGTGCAAGTGCTTGCCCAGGTTCCGCACAAGCTCAATTCGCTGGCGCCGGTGTCGGCCGAGCATCTGGTCTCCACGACCAACGCCGGCCGCATGGCGATCGTGACGGATGCCGCGCGCATCTTCCAAGCGCCGGGCGCGATCGGCGTGGTGGCGTTTACGGTCTGCCACTACGGCCACGGCAACCTGAACGGGCAGCTCGGGTATCGCCTGGCCGCGGGCGCCGACGTGCTTAAGGTTATGGGCGCGGATGGCAGCGACGGCGTCATCGCTGAGTCTATTGGCACGCAGACCTTCCCCTCGCGGTCGCGCATGATGTGGAACCCGAGTCACGGGGAGCTGCCGCCCGACCCAGCCACCATCCTGCCGGTCGAGCTGCTGCGCATCAAAGGTGCCGACGCCAACACCTCGAGAACCTACCAGCTCCAAGCGGTTGCGGAGCTGATCGGCACGTTCGGCAACGAGGATTATCCGGGCACGTTCTCGGAGGAGCTGAAGCAGCCGATCGTGCTGCGAGGCGTGCATAACGCGCCGTTCCCGCGAACGGCCTGGGCGCAAGGCACGGCGCCGCCGATCTCGAACGTCACGATCAAGACCGGCACCTACGTGGGCACCGGCACCGATCAAACGCTGACGTTCAAATCGCCGTTCAATTTCATCTGGATTCGCTCGACGGCCGGCAACCCTCGAGGGGCGCGCTGGTGGGCGTCGATGCAGGGGCCCACGTCGGCCGGCGCCAAAAACCCCTATGGGTGGATGATCCCGCGGATCGAGATGGATCCGAATTTCGTGACGCCGGTCGCGGAGGACGCGGCGAGTTTCCAGTCGATCCTGCGCCTGGCCGGCACCGACGCGGAGGTCAACGCAAACGGCGTGACCTACTGCTACACGTCGGTCATGGACCCCGGGATGCGGTTCATGCTCGCCTCGGCGATGTGGCACATAGCGGCGGCGCAGCCGAAGGTGGCGAACCTGATCGTGCCGAGCTTCGCGCCGCTGTTCGCGTTCCTGCTCGACCAGCGGTTCGGCGTCTACAACAACGACGCCTTTTTCGTGAAAGGGCCCGGGAACGCGGGCACCGAGATCGTCAGTGCCGGCGGCGCCCTGACGGCGGCCGGGTTGGCGTTCGGCATCGGCGACGTCACGCACCACACCGGGCTCGGGGCTGAGAACTTCAAGCACATCGCGGCGCTCTACTTCCGGCGCGACGATGGCAGCGGGCACGCCGGCGTCGTGCGCGTGTTCGGCATGGGGAGCTATGTCGGCAACGGCGTGGCGACGCGCGATATCACGGTCATTCCCATCAGTGAGCGGCGGCCCGTGTTTATCGTGGTGGTCCCGTCGAACACGCAGCCGGGCTATTACCGGGATTGCCAAATGCCGACGACCGAGTCGCGAGACCTGGTCGATGACGGCGCCGTGTCGAACACCGCCATCACGGCCGGCATGCTCAACGGCTTCGTCGTGGGCAGCACGCTCAACACGAACGCCGTCACCTATCACTACTTCGTGATCTGGGGCGGCGACGTGGCCGGCAACGGCGGGATGAGTCAGTGCGGCGAGTTCGATCCCGTGCCGCCCGACAAACCCCCGTGTATTCGCGAGGAAGGCGAATTTGACGAGCTGGCCGATCCGGGCGGCTGCGACCCGGGTGGGCCCGATCCCCCCGTGCCGCCGGGCCCACCGGAACCCCCGGGCGAACCCCCGGGCAACCCGGGCGGTGGCGGCTGTGACGATATCGCCAGCGATTTGACGACCGAGTGCCGGTGTCACACCGAGCGCCTGGCGAATCTCGCCCTGCAACGGATCGGCATCAGTCAGGCGATTGTCGACCTGTCGACGGACAACACCGAGCCCGCGGCCAACGTGCGCCTCGCCTACGCGCGCTGTCTCCGCACGGTGCTGCACGATCGGCCCTGGCCCTTCGCGACGCGGGTCGCCCAGCTCACGCTGCTGACCGGGAGCCCCACGGCGCCGGCGAACAGTGATTGGATGTATGCCTACCAGCAGCCGGCCGATTGCATCTTCGAGCGGCGCATTGTGCCGTATCCACGCACGGTCGGCGAGCTGGCCGGCGGCGATCCCACCCCGCCCCCGTTCCGGCTGTCGTTCGACAACACGAGCGCGATCCGGCGGATTCTGACGAACCAGGCGAACGCCCGGCTCGAATACACGGCGCGCCCCGAGTGTTCCGCCGGCCGCGGCGACGCCCTGTTCTTCGACGCGCTCGCGTGGAAGCTGGCCGAGCAGATCGCGGCGCCGCTCACTCGGATGCCGGAACAGGTCAAGTTCTGCGGCGAGATGTATCTCCAGTGCCTCGCGAAGTTCGACGAGATCATCAACCTCGGCAACGCCGGGCCGCGGGTCACGCTCGACCCCGACGGGCTCGACACGGCGACCGGGGCGCAGACCTCGAATATCGGCGTCGTGAACCGGGCGCTGATTCGGATTGGCGCGCGGTCGATTGCGAACCTGGGCACCGAGCAATCGCGGGAGGCGGACCTCGCGCGGAGCATCTTCGAGGAGGAGCTGCGGGGCGTGTTGCGCGACTACCCGTGGAGCTTCGCGACCGGCTACCTCGAGGGGCTCGAGCTGGTGCGCGGGCCGCGGACCTCGAGCACGGTCAACGTGCAGGTCTGGTCGGCGACCGCGCAATACGTCGAGGGCGACACCGTCGAGGACAGCGGGACCACCTACTACGCGCTGCAAGCGTCGACCGGCATCGGCCCGCCCAGCGCGCTCTACTGGACGACCACCCCGACGCGGGATGCCAACGATGATTGGGGCTATGCCTGGCGGCTGCCGGTGCTCTACGTCATGGTGCGGCGGATTGTGACCCCCTCGAGGCGCCGGGCCGAGGTCAACCCGGAGGAGTATCGGACGGCGACCGATCTGAACGGGCCCCTGGTGTATACGAACATCGACGACCCCACGCTCGAGGTCACGATGCGGATCCCGTCCGTCGTGCGAAAGGGCGACGCCCTGTTCCGGGATGCGTTCGCCTGGCGGCTGGCGGCCTGTCTCGCGCCCAGCCTGGCAACGGTTGACCCGGACGTGCCTGAGCAGCTCGGCCGCGGACAGCGCACCACCCCGAAGGAACGGAAGCCTATTGAGGCGCAACTCCGCGCTCGCGCCGCGACGTATGCCTGGCAGCAGTATTACCTGACGATCGAGAAAGCGCGGATCGCCGACGCGCGGGAGCAGCAGCAGGAAGACGGGCCCGACGCGCCCTGGATTACGGGGCGCTGATGGCGACCGAAGGGGTCATCCAACGGTCATTCGGCGGCGGCGAGCTGGCCCCGGCGCTCCACGCGCGGGCCGACCAGGTCAAATACACGTCGGGCGGGCGCACGGTGCGGAATTGGATCGTGCGGCGCGCCGGCGGCGTCAGCAACCGGCCGGGCACCCGCTACATCGCGACCTGCAAAACGAACGGCGCGGCGACCAAGCTCCTGCGCTACAAATCCGAGATTGCCGGCGAGTCGGTGCTCATCGAGGCGGGCGTCGGCTATTTCCGCTTCTATGTGAACGGCGCGGCCCAGCAGGCGGGTGTCGTGGCGGCCTGGTCGGCGGTGACGACCTACCAGATCGGCGACCTCGCGGAAAGCGGCGGCGTGAACTACTACGCGGTCGCCATCAGCCTGAACCAGGCGCCGCCCAACGCGACGTTCTGGTATCCCATGCCGGGCACGCTGCTCGAGCTGCCGAGCCCGTTCGGCACCGACGGCTTTTACTGGTCGCAATCCGGGCGGGTCATTACGCTCACCGAGGACGACACCCGGCCGCACGAGCTGGAGTTCGTCAGCTTGACACACTGGATTCTGCGGCCGATCTCGACGGCGCCCAGCGTGTTGCCGCCGACCAACGTTGTCGTGGCGCCCGGGGTCGTGGGCACGCGCCGGATTGCCTATGTCGTGACGGCGGCCCTGGCAGAAACGTATGAGGAGAGCGAAGCGAGCGGGGCGACGATCAATTTCCTCGCCGGCGAGGCGACGTTCGACGCGCCGCACGTCATCACCTGGGACGCGGTTCCGGGGGCGGCCGAGTATTACATCTACAGCGATCCTTACAACTCCGGCACCTACGGCTTTATCGGCACGTCGACGGGTGCCGGCCTGAATTTCAACGACGTCGGATTCGAGCCCGACTATGCCGTGACCCCGCCGGTGGCGCGGATCCTGTTCAACACCACGAACAACTACCCAGCGGTGAACGCGACCTATAAGCAGCGGCGCTTTTTCGCCAATACAAAAGTGGCACCAGACGCGGTGTTCGGCAGCCGGATCGGGTTCCGCTCGAATTTCGGGATCGCGTCGCCGCTCCAAGACGATGATTCCGTGAGTTTCAAGATTGCCGGCGAGCACGCCCATCCGATCCGGCACCTGGTCGGCCTGAAAAGCCTGATCGTGCTGACGGATGGCGGCGGGTGGTCAGTGACGGGCGGGCCCGAAGCAGGCATTACGCCCAGCGCGATCAACCCGGACCAGGAAACCTATGCCGGCGCGTTTGCCGCCGTGCGCCCGGTCGTCGTCGGCAACTCCATCCTCTACGTGCAGACGCGCGGGTCAATCGTGCGCGACTTGCAATTCAACATCGACGTCGAGGGGCTCGCCGGCCGCGACCTGACCATCTTCGCCTCGCACCTGTTCGACGGGCACGCGATCCGCGCGATCGACTACGCGGAGACCCCCGACTCGATCATCTGGTGCTGCCGAGACGATGGCCGGCTGCTGGGGCTCACCTACTTGCGCGAGCATGAGGTCTGGGGCTGGCACCGGCACGACACCGAGAGCGGCGTCGGGGTGTTCCATGATGTGTGTGTCGTGCCGGAGAGCGATCGGGATTCGGTGTATTTCCTGGTGGCGCGCACGGTCAACGCGGCCCAGGTGCTCTATATCGAGCGCCTCGAGAGTCGCGAGATTCTCAACTTTGACGAAGATTGTTTCTTCGTCGACTCCGGCCTGAGCTACTCGGGCGCGCCGGTCAACAACGTGGGTGGCCTGCAACATCTGCGCGGCAAGGTCGTGGCGGTGGTCGGCAACGGCGCGGTCATCTTCGATGGGAACCCCGCGGCGCCCAACGCGGCCAATTTCACGATTACGGCGGGCGGCACGTTTCCGGTCAACTTCCCGGCGAGCTATGCCAATATCCATGTCGGGCTGCCGATCCGGTTCGCGGACCTCGAGACCCTCGATCTCGACGTGCAGGGCACCGATATCCGAGGGAAAAAGAAACGGGTGGCCGCGGTCTCGATCCTGGTCGACGAGAGCAGCCGATCGTTTCAAGCGGGGCCCGACAGCTCACATTTACGACCCTACACCCCGCCGGTGTTTGAACCCGCGGCGGATGAGTTCACCGGCCTGGTCGAGATCAATCTCACGGCGGCGTTCGGCAATTACGGGCGCGTGTTCATTCGGCAAACCGACCCGCTGCCGATCACGGTGCTCGCGGTGATTCCACACGTTGAAGGAGGGGGCTAATGGTGCTCACGGTTGAATTGTTCCTGCTGCTACTCGCGGCGATCTGCTTCGGGCTCGCGTCGGGGAACGTCCAGTCGCGGATCGGCCTGGTGCCGCTCGGCCTGTTGTTCTGGGTGCTCTGCGACCTGCTCCCGCTGTTGGGCTAACGTCATGGCCGTCATGTCTGCCATCGCGCTCGGCGCCGCTCTGGGGGGAACTGCGCTGAGCGTGGTCGGTCAGGTCAAAGCCGGGAACGCGGCGAAGCGTGCTGGTGAGGCCCAGCAGCGCGCCGCCAACTCTCAAGCGGACCTGGCCGACTACAACGCGGCCGTCGCGGAGGTGCAGGCGCAGGATGCGATTGCCCGCGGGGCCGAGGATGAGAGTCGCTTCCGTCAGGGGGTTCGCACCCTAATCGGATCGCAACGGGCCGGGTTCGCCGCCGGCAACGTCGACGTCGGGTTCGGGTCCGCGGTCGACGTGCAGGCGGATGCGGCGATGCTCGGCGAATTAGACGCGCTGACGATCCGCACGAACGCGGCGCGGGAAGCGTGGGGCTACAAAGTGCAGGCCGAGGATCTGCGCCGAAGGGGGCAAATTGCCCGCAAAGAAGGCGTTATGTTCAACGAGGCGGGTCGGACGAACCAATCGGCCGCCCGGTGGGGCGCCGGCGGGACGCTGCTCAATACCGGGGCGTCCCTGCTCGAGGCGCGCTATGGGTTCGGGGTCACACGGCGGAGTGTCTAGGGTGCCATCCGCGGCGCACTACGACATGGACGCCTGGCCGGCCGATGGCAACGAGCTACTGATCCGCCTCACGTTCTGGTTTTCCCTGAACTATTGGCTGGTGCTCACCGATGCCGACTGTTAGACGCTACGGCACACGACAGCTCGGCGTCGAGGCGCTCCGCGGGGGGCAGCGCACGGCGGCGGAGACCGCGCTCAGTGAAGGCGCCGGCGTCGAGCAGGCGAAGGCGGAAGTCGGCCAGACAATCGCGGGGCTCGGGCAGGGGATTGCCCGGCTGGGGATCGTCAGCTTCTCGAGGATACAGGCCGACGAGCGCGAGCGCGCCGACCAGGTCGCGCTGCTGAACGCGCAGAACCAGCTCGACGCCTGGGAGATCAAGACGCTCCACGATCCGCAAACGGGCGCCTTCAACACCCGCGGCAAGGACAGCTTTACGCTGCCCGAAACGGTCGACGCGGATTTCCAGAAAGTGACCGGCGAGATCGAGAAGGGGCTCGGCACGCCGGAGCAGAAAGCCGCGTTTCAACGGCTGAAGGGCCAGCGCGCAACCAACGTTGCCGTCAACGTGCGCCGGCACGTCGCCGGCGAGATGCGGCAGTATGAGGCGCAAGAGCTGCAATCCACGCTCGAGAATGCCGTCAGCCTCGCCGCGGCGAACAGCCTCGACCCCCGCCGGATTGGGCAGGAGATTGCCCGCGGCGAAGCGGCGATCGAGACGATGGCGACCCGGCAAGGGATGAGCGGGGAAGCTAAGACGCAGGCGCTCGAGAAGTTCCGATCGGGCGCGCACGTCGGGGTCATCAACAACCTCCTCGCCCAGGAGCAGGAGCAGGCGGCGGCCATCTACTACGATGAGGTGAAAGGGCAGATCGACGGCACGCGCCGGGACGAGCTGTTGAAAGCCATCGAGATTGGCGGGCGCAAGCGGCAGAGTCAGAAGCTCGCCGACGACATTGTCGCGGCCGGCGGCACGCTCACCGAGCAGCGCGACAAAGCTCGAAGCATCGAGGATCCCGACACGCGGGATCTGGTCATGCAGCGCATTGAGCACGAGAACGCCGTCAGCGAAAAGGCGGAGCGCGACGCGGAGAAGGCCGACGCGATGCAGGCAACGAACATCGTCGAGCAGACCGGCCGTTTCGACGCGATCCCGGCGCCACTCCTGGCGCGCCTCGAGCCCGGGCTGCGCTCGAGTTTGCGAAGCTACGCGCTCCAGAAGGCGAAGGGGCTCCCGGTCGAAACCAACCCGAGCGTGTATTACGGCTATCTCCAGATGGCGGCAAACGAACCAGACGCCTTCGCGAAAACCAACCTGCTCGCGAACCGGCACCAGCTTGACGAAAGCGATTTCAAGCAACTCGCCAGCCTGCAACTGTCGATTACGAACGGCAACCGATCGGCGTCCGAGAAGGATCTCGCCGGGTTCCGCACGAAGTCGGAGATCCTCGACAACACGCTCCAGCAATACGGCATCGAGTCGCGGCCGGCGAACCAGAGCGCCGGCGAAAAGAAAGCCGTCGCGCAGTTGCAGCGGATGCTCGACCGGCGCCTCGAGGCGGCCCAGGCGGGCGGCCAGAAGGTGACGAACGTCGAGATTCAGCAGACGATCGACGAGCTGCTCGGGCAGACCAAAGACGTGCCCGGATCGTTCTGGCAGATGTGGGGGCAGCAGAAAAAGCGCCTGGTCGACTTGTCGATTGAGGACGTGCCCGGCGACGTCCGCATGCAAATCGAGCAGAAGCTCAAGACGCGCCGCCGGCCGATTACCGACGCGACGATTCTTGACGTGTATCTCGAGCTGCAGGTTCGCTAGTGCCCATCAACGAATACGATGAAGCGATCGATCGCCTCGAGACGGACAGCCCGGCGCCGTCACGGGATCCGATCGACCTGGCGCTCGACCGGATGGACGCCTCGAGCGCGACGCGCGTCAAGCAGTCGCTCCTCTCGACGCAGGACAGCAACCCCGACCAGACCGCCGAAGCGCGCCGCCTCTCGCTGAAGTTCGGCGTGCCGCCGGCGCTGGTCGCCCGACAACTCCCCGCGTATCAACGGCAGGAGTCCGTCGACAAGCCATTCGATCAAATCGCGTTCGAGACCCCGAGCACGTCGAAATGGCTCGAGGAGCCCGACAACGTCGCGCTCGCGAAAGACGACCTCGAGCAGCTCGGCTTTCTCGAGTGGATCGTCACGGCGCCGCAACGCGCGTTCGCCCAGGGCGTGAACCAGATCCGGCACGCCCAGCTTCGATCGAAGCAGCTCCGCGGCGAACCGTTGACGGAGTTCGAGCGCGACATGGTCGGCGCGACCAAGCGCGGGATGGAAGAAGGCGGCGAGCTGGGCGCGGCTAACTCGTGGTTCCGCGGGGCGGTGACGGGTGGCGCTCGGCTGTTGACGAACGTCCTGGGCGGCACGGAATACGCGGCGAAGTATGCGGCCACCCTGGGCAGCGGTGGCGCGCTGGGCGGCCTGGCGGCCACCGGGCCCGCGGGGGCGGCGGCCGGCTTTGCCGCGGGGGCCGCGGTCGGGGCGGCGTATGGCGGCTATCAGTTCGGCGTCGACCTCGAGGGCGGGCTCGCCTATGACGAATACCTCGACATGAAAGACAGCCTCGGGCGCCCGATGGATCCTGACGCGGCGCGTATGGCGGCGCTCGCGACCGGCTACATCAACGGCGGGCTCGAGCTGGTGCAGATCGAGCGGCTGCTGTCGACGATCCCGGGTGTCGAGAAACTCAAGGGGGCCGTGACGCGCGGGGCCATCAAGCAGGCATTGCGGCAGCCGACCGTCGTCGCCGCGCTCGCGAGTGCCGGCAAAACCTACGCGGGCACCCTGGCCGTCGAGTCGACGACCGAGGCGGCCCAGCGGGCGATCACGGTGCTCGCCGGCGAGCTGGGCAAGGTCACGAGCGGGCAGGACTTTGATCGGCTGAGCGCCACGGACGTCGCCAACGAGGCGGGGCGCGAGTTCGTCGGCGCGGTGCAGGCGTTTTCGCTGATGCCGCTCCCGGGCGTCGCGATGCAGGTCACGAGCGACGTGCAGAAAGCCCAGCGCGCCAAGGGGAATGTCGCGTTTTTTCAGGCGCTCGGCGAGGGCGTCGCGCAATCCAAGACGGTGCAGCGGTCGCCGGATGCGGCCATGTCATTCCTCGAGCTGGCGACCAAAGAGGGCCCGCTCGCCCAGGTCTACGCGCCTACGGACGTGTGGCGCACCTACTGGCAGGAGCAGGGCGTCGACCCGGCAGCGATGGCGGCCGAGGTCACGGGCACGACCGACGCGCTCGAGCAGGCCGAGGCGGACGGCATCGACCTGGCGATCCCGACCCCGCGCTATGCGGTGAAGCTGGCCGGCACCGAACACAACGCCTTTTTCGCGGCCGAGCTGCGGGTGGCGCCCGATGAGATGAGCATGCGCGAGGCGACGGAGTTCCTCGAGGCGCAGGCCCAGCTCAAGCAACAGGCCGAGCAGCCGGCGACTACCCCGCGGCAAGAGCGATTCGAGGCGCTCGCCCAGCAGCTCGAGCAGGATCTCGGGCTCCCGACCGAAACCGCCCGGAAATACGCGACGGTCTATGAGGCGTTTGAAAGCCTCGGGCAGCGGTCGGACGTCGATCTCGGGTATCAGCTCCAAGTCGCCCGGGAAGGGCTGGCGCCCGAAGAACCCGCGGCGGCTGCGGCACCGGCGACGGAAGCAGCCCAGCCGGCACCCGGCGCGCCCGAGGCAGCGGCGCCAGCGGCGCAACCCGTCACGGTCGAGGATTTGTTCGAGCTGGAACGCCGGCGCACCCCAGGCGAGGCACCCGCGGGCATTGAGCGTCGGACCCCCAGCGGGCAAGCGGTGACGATGCGGCCCGAGGATGTGATGGCGGACCTGCAAGCCCGGGGCATTGTCACCGGCACGCAGGATCCGAACGCCCCGATGGACTTCTCCCAGATCGGGCCGGCGACGCTCCGCATGTTTTCCGAGGATCCGACGTTCGCCGGCCGCTTGCAGGAGTTCACGATCGCCGCGGGCCGGGCGAAGCGGGCCCAGGGGCAGACCGAGGCGACGGTTGACACCGAGGCTGCGCCGGGCGAGACTGCGGTCGGTGACACCGGAACAGAAGAACCTGGCGTTGGGGATGGTCCGCAACGGCGTGTTTCCATCAATCGCGTTGAGGCAAGCACTCCGCTCTCGCGACGTGAGTCCGCCACCCAGCGCGCCGCCCGACGCAGCAAGCACTACAGCAGCATCTTCCGCCAGCTCAGCAAGGCCGCCAAGCAGCTCGACCCCGCCGTCGACATAAAAGCCGTCCGTAAAGAGTTCAACGATCGCGTCGAGATGATCGAAAGTCTCGATGAGGAATGGCAGACGTCCGGGCAGAACCCACGCGCCGTGTTGCAAGCGATTGCCGCGGCCGGCGGGATCGGCATCGACTTCGAGGCGAAAACGGGCGGTATGGGCGGCGAGCTGCGCTGGGTTAAAGACTCGTCCGCGTTCGGCCCGTTCGGGAGTTTCGGCGGCGTGCGCGGCGTGTTTCAGACACACACCGAGGGGCGACCCGGCCAGCGGCGCTCGGGGATCGGGCTCGACGAGATGGCGACGGCGCTCCGGCAGGATCCGCGCTTCAGCTACATCGAAGGGCCCGGCGAGCTGTTCGCGGTGCTCGAGGACGTCGCCCGTCTCAACGATCCGCTCGAGCGCACGGCGAGCTTCCCGGGCACAGAGGAGTTACGGAAGCGCGGCGGCATCGACCCGCGGGTGCGCTGGTGGCTCCCGGCGACGGAACTGAACCAGGCGGAGCGGACGCTGTTTGATGACGTCATGGGCGAGCCCGTGGTCGATACGCTCGACACCGGCGAACAGCAAGCCCGACTGCCCGGTGCTGAGGGGGTGCGTGACCAGGAGATCCCGACGCCGCAGATTGACGCGCCGTTCTCGCTGACGTCGCCGACGTCGAAGGCGAAGGGGAAACAGGACACGCTATTTCAATCCGCCTTTCACGGCAGCCCGCATCAGTTCGAGAAGTTCAGTCTCCAGGCGATCGGGAACGGCGAGGGCGCCCAGGTCTACGGCTGGGGGCTCTACTTTGCGTCAAAGCGGGAAGTAGCGGAGGGCTATCGCGAACGGCTGTCATCTGGTGGGCAGGTAATCGTCGACGGCCGGACGATCGCAGTGAATGCATTGAACGCTGCGATGCCGGAGGATTTGGCGATTTATCACTTAGCGCGAAACGCCACCGGTCCGCAGGCGTCGACCCATCTTCGCC